AAGTATTGAATAATACACATATAAATATCATTTATATAAGGCAAACTGATTTGCAAGATATACGAGACTATATATATATTGGATATAATTGTCATGCAATTAAACAACTTGCATATAGTTTAGGTTATTTGATATTTTTATGATTTATTTTGAATAAAATCCATTTATTTAAAGCTTTATTTCGAATAAATCTGCTCTGTGATTAAGATCCGTGCAACTATTTCTAAAAGAGAAATAGTTGCATTACCATAATGTGAATTTTTGCGTTTTTTTGTCGTAGCATGAAAGGTCGTGTAAAAGACCGAAAACCCGTGCAACTATTTCTAACTTAGAAATAGTTGCAATGCAATATAAAACTCAACTGGCCCAAAATAAGTTGCACATCAAAAACAAAAGGTTGTAGGAGGAATTGAACAGTTTTGTAAAAAACCTCCCTACATCTTCTAGGGGGGGTGTCAAAGTGCAACTTATTTTTACATTTCGTGAAAAGTTTTTTCCAGTTTGGACATTTTTTTTTTGTCCAAATCAAAAAATATTTTTTCAAAATGTAAAAATAAGTTGCACTTTGACACTTGTTACTGAACGAGACGTAAAATGACAGAAATGACTTACATATGACTTGCACATACCTTTTTATCATAAGGAAATTGATTTAAAAAGTGTAACACATTTTATATTACGAAACATGAGCGTCGGCAAAACTCTCGGAGAAAAGTATCAGAAGAAGACAGACCGTCAGCACATTCTTGATGCACCAGACACATATATAGGTTCTGTAGAAGAGACAGAATATGATACATTTGTGAAAGATGGAGAGAAGATAAGTCAAAAGCAAATCCGGATAATTCCAGGTCTGTATAAACTCTTTGACGAAGGCATCGTGAATTGTCGTGACCATGCAACCAGAATGAACGCGATTCCAAAAACCAAAGAGCACCAACAGGTGTCATATATAGATGTATCTATCGCAGAAGATGGAACGATAACAATGACAAATGATGGAAATGGGATAGATGTTGAAAAACATCCAGAACATGGGATATGGATTCCGGAAATGATATTTGGACATCTTAGAACGTCTACAAACTATGATAAAGATGAAAAGAAAATAGTTGGAGGGAAGAATGGTTTTGGTTTCAAGTTGGTTCTTATTTGGTCATCAGGAGGTTCAATAGAAACGTTTGACCACAATCGTAAACTGAAATACAGTCAAGAGTTTGGTGCGAATTTGGAGAGTATAGGAGAGCCCAAGATTGTAAAAGGAACAGGGAAACCATATACAAAGGTAGTATTCAAACCTGATTACAAACGTTTTGGTATAGATGGAATATCGAAAGATATGCTTTCATTGTTAGAGAGAAGGATATACGATATTGCAGCTGTGACCGATAAAAAGGTTGTTGTAAAGTATAACGGGAATCCGGTACCAACAAAGACATTCCTTAATTACATTGATATGTATATTGGTTCTAAGACTGATACAACTCGTGTATATGAGGAAGCCAATCCTAGATGGGAATATGCGGTAGCATTGGCACCGAATGATGAATTTACACAAGTATCATTTGTGAATGGTATATACACAGGTAAAGGTGGCAAACATATTGAATATTTGCTAGGCCAAATTATTCGCAAATTGACTGCATATATCTTGAAAAAGAAGAAAGTGACCGTAAAACCGACAGCAATCAAAGAGCAATTGATGTTGTTTTTGAGATGTGATGTGGAAAATCCAGCATTTGATTCCCAAACCAAGGATTTCATGAATACGCCAATTTCAAAATTCGGGTCAACATGCGATGTAAGCGAAAAGTTCATAGAAAAAATCGCAAAAATGGGAGTGATGTCGGCGGCATGTGCGATAACGGAAGTGAAAGAGACAAAGGCCGCCACAAAGACAGATGGTACAAAATCAAAGAGCATTCGTGGTATTCCAAAATTGGTAGATGCTAATTATGCGGGCACTGCGAAGTCATCAGAATGTACGTTGATATTTTGCGAAGGGGATTCAGCAAAGGCAGGTGTGGTATCTGGTCTATCGACGGAAGATAGGAACTTATATGGCGTTTATCCATTGAAGGGTAAGCTATTGAATGTGAGGGGAGAGGCGACGAAGAAAATCTCAGAGAATAAAGAGATAACTGAGATTAAGCAGATTCTTGGATTGCAAAATGGTCGGAAGTATAATTCACAGGAAGCTGTGAATAAGGAATTGCGATATGGCAATGTGGTATTTATGACGGACCAAGACTTGGACGGCAGTCATATCAAGGGATTATGCATTAATTTGTTTCAATCAGAATGGTATGATTTGGTGACAATTCCGGGTTTCATTGGTTTTATGAACACTCCAATCCTGAGGGCAACCAAAGGAAAGACAACAAAGGTATTCTATAATGACGGTGAATATAATGACTGGAAGGCTCAATCACCAACCGGATGGAGTATCAAATACTACAAGGGTCTCGGTACGAGCACAAGTAAAGAGTTCAAAGAATACTTCAAGGAAAAAAAGTTTGTGACATTTGAACATATCGGTCAGGAAAGTGATAATGCAATAGACAAGGTTTTCAACAAGAAGCGTGCAGACGACAGGAAGGATTGGTTGGGTGATTACAATCAATATGCGTTTCTGGATACAAACCAACCCAGTGTATCATATGACGATTTCATCGATAGAGAGATGATTCATTTCTCAAAATATGATAATGACCGTTCAATTCCCAATATGATGGATGGTCTTAAGATGAGTTTGCGCAAGATTCTGTTTGCAGCTTTCAAGAGAAACCTGACAAAGGAGATTAAGGTCGCACAATTGAGTGGTTATGTATCAGAGCATTCTGGTTATCATCATGGTGAGGCAAGTTTGAATGGTGCAATTGTAGGAATGGCGCAAACATATGTTGGTTCAAATAATATCAACCTTCTGAAACCTAATGGTCAGTTTGGTACAAGACTCGCTGGTGGAAAAGATTCTGCATCAGAAAGATACATATTTACACAATTGGAGACCATGACGCGTCAGATATTTGATGCTAATGATGATGCAATTCTAGACTACAAGGATGATGACGGAACATCAGTTGAACCATATTATTATGCACCGATTATCCCCATGGTGTTGGTGAATGGAACCAAAGGAATTGGAACTGGCTTTAGTAGTGATGTTCTCTCTTATAATCCTACAGATTTGGTAAAATGTTTGAAGAACCGGTTGTCAGATACATCTGGATCATTTGACATCACAGAATGGGGAAATGATATTGAACCCTATTACAAGGGATTCAATGGGACAATTCATAAGATGACGAGTTCACGGTATCTTGTGAAGGGTCTGTATTCTCGGCATCCGAAAGACAAGAAAAATTGTAAGATTGTGGTGTCGGAATTGCCAATTGGATTCTGGACAGATGATTTCAAACAACACTTGGAGCATTTGATGGAGGCCAAGACAGCATCCGGTAAACCGAATAAAGTTGTTATCAAGGATTATGATGATAATAGTACAGATGTAACCGTCAATTTCGAAATTACATTTGTACCTGATGCTCTGCTGGAATTGGAAAAGCAATCACTTGAAGATGGATTGTATAATGGTGTTGAAAAATTGCTCAAATTGTATTGTTTCCAAAACACGACCAATATGAACTTGTTTAACGCAAGTAACAAATTGGTAAAATATGAGACCACTGGCAAAATCATGTGCGAATTCTTTGAATGTCGTATTGAATTGTATGAAAAACGTCGCAATATGATGATTGATAAACTTACGCGAGTTCTCTCTGTATTGTCAAACAAGGCTCGCTTTATTAAAGAGAACCTAGAAGGGACGATTGACCTTAGACGTAAAAAACGCGAAGATGTTAATAACATTCTGAATACCAAAAAATATGATATGGTAGATGAAGACGAAAACTTCAAATATTTGGTAAAGATGCCTATGGATAGTGTAACGGAGGAGGAAGTAGATAGAATCATGAAGGATGTTGAAAGGCACCAAAAAGATTTAGAGATAATCCAATCTACATCCAAGGAAAAGATGTGGATTAATGATTTGAAAAACTTGTAAATATTTAATATATATTTTTTATATATACATATATGACTAATTTCGATTATGATAAACATGCACCATTTGCTAACATAGCCAAGGGTAAAGAAGCCAGCGACACGGTGTGGGTAACAAAAACGATTAATAATCTTATTGGAACATTGGCAAAAAACAATTTCATAATTGATACAGTGCTCACCGAAGCACACGATTTGGTATCACATCAAGCAACATGGGCCAACCGGCAATCCCCTAGTGATGGGGGAGGTAGTGATGATGGGGAAGATACATACTATAATAGCAATGAAAAGGATTTGAGCACTGTCCGGAAAAAATTATGTAAAAATGATCCAAAAAATTGTATGGAAGAATTAAGAACCCATACTCTGTATTTAGGATTATCGTTACCAATAAGAGTTGCTATGGCTCATTTTTTGTTTGTAATATTATGCCTTTTAATAGGGCTATTATTAGGTATTATTATAAAAATTATAGAAGTGATAACTTTATTTGCAGAAATTACAAAACCAAATTCTGGTGAAAAAACTGAAGATAAAGAAATTACAAAACCAAAATCTGGTGAAAAAACTGAAGATAAAGCTGATGAGCCAACTAAATGGGTTGACCTGTTTAAAAATATGCTTTCAACTATACGGTTTATCTGGTTTGGTTTGGGTCCCGATCCCATTTACCGGTTGGTGATGTATGGTTATTTGGGCGGATTTTTATTTTGGTTGTTTGTTCACGTCTTTTTGTGGCTGTTTTCCGTGCCTGAGGTGGTTACATTTTTTGGTGGTGGAAAAATCACTGCCGTTTCGGAAGGTTCGGCACGTCCTTCTCCACCATCTACCCCTGGAATATTATATACTTTAAGACCGCCACTGACAGGTGATTATTTTAAATTTATAAAGTCACCATGGATAGTTACACCAATGGATGCACGTGATAGTGGTAATATTTGTAAAGCTGGATTTAAACCATCAGTTGATGGTGATGTACAAAAACGAAAGAAGGTTACATATGAAGAGGCAAAAAATTTGAAGTGGTGTATTACCGATGAGGATTACTGTCCATTTGGTGGCAGTGTAGCGAAAGATGATAAAGATTACAAAGAGAATAATATTAAAACTAATTTGAAATTTACGGATATTGGTGATACTAATACATCATTTGATGAAAGATGTCAGTCAACGAGAAATTTTGGGGAAGGACTTGCAAAAGATATTGATAAATTTGCAAAAGATACAGGAAAAAAAATAGAGTCATTCTTTAAACCGAAAAAATAATTTACCATTTTTTATATTCTAGATTTTTGAAATCTTTATCGCCAGACTGTTTAGGATAAAACAGAGGTTCTTTAATGGTACTTGCATCATTTCTATAATTGATATATCCTACATATTCACCATATAGTTTTGGAACATATTTATCAAATACTTTATGATTAATAACATCAATTTGTTCGGCAATATTAGTTGGGTGATTTAATGCGTGTTCATAATAAGCGTCCTGCATAATAAGTTTAATATTATCATAGCTTTGTTCACCAATAACATATTTTTTATCAGACATTTTATGAACCCCAGCCCGTAAGCCATTTTGAATTATTTGTATATTTTCTTTGCTAAAAAATGCGGTAGATAAATTATTGTCTTGTTTAACACCTTTTAAAGCATCTCTAAATGACGTTTTATTGGATTTATTTTTGTCATAAAGTCCAAATAATGTGTCAGTATTGGGTTGGTCAATGAGATTAACTCGTCCATTAAAATTAACATTTGAGAACATTTAATATAATAAAATATTTTTATTTTTGTAATATATATGAATATTCAAAAAATGGCAGCAGTTCTGTTATTAGTGGTTTTAGTTATAACAATGATCATCGTTTATGCAATGTTATATTACAGCAATAATGAGTTAAAATATCCACCAATCATAAGTAAATGCCCAGACAAAATCCCCCTGGATTCCGGCAAATGTGCAGGGACCTTCGAACCATATGAAGGTGGGGATGTATGCGAATATAAGGATAAAACTACATCGTACAGCTCAACAACGCATGGTAATTGGGATGGTATATCAAATGCAGATTGTGATTAATATTTAAAAATATTATAAATAATATTTATAATGTCTTATGATGAAATACTAAACAGAGGTATTTACATAGAGAAACTTCAAGAATTTTTGAATACATTTGAAAATAACAGTCAATCATTATCACAAATGAAAAGAGGATTATATTTATATGGGAAAGCCGGGATAGGAAAAACGACATTCATTAAAAATGTATTAAATGATAAAGGGTTTGATATGGTATATTATGATTCAAGTGATGTCCGCAACAAAAGCATATTAGACGTGATAGCAACAGATAATATGTCGAATGTAAACGTGCATAGTATGTTTACAAAGAAGAAAAAAAAGATAGTTATCGTTATGGATGATGTTGATGGAATGAATAGTGGTGATAAGGGTGGTATAAATACTTTAATTAAATTAATAAGACCAAAACGAACCAAAAAACAAAAACAAGAAGCGCTAACATTGATACCAATAATATGTATCGGAGGAACAATTGTAGATAAAAAAATAAAAGAATTAATGAGTGTATGCAATACGATAGAATTAAATACACCAAATACTAAACAAATAGAGAGAATAATAAAAATGACATATCCGAGTGTAATATTAACAAGAGATATATATGACGATGTAGGATGTGACCTTCGTAAAATAAATCTTTTGCGACATATGTCGATATCGAATGAAGCCTCAAAACAACAACAATTAGAAACCAAACCACCAATAATAAATGTTAAAACATTAACGCGAGATTTTTTGAATAATGCATATGATTTATCACAACATGATATAATAACTGATGCAGACAGAACAACACTGGCATTATTGTGGCATGAAAATATAATAGATATGATGCCATTGGAAAAAAATCTCGAATTGTATGGCAAGTTGTTGGACAACATATGTTTTGGAGATTATATAGATCGTTTAATGTTTCAAAAACAAATCTGGGAGTTTAATGAAATGACATCATTGATAAAAACAATGTACAATAATAAATTATTGCATAATTCATGCCATAAAATAATCAAAAAGCATAATGATGAAGATATACGATTTACAAAAGTTTTGACTAAATATTCGTCAGAATATAATAATATGGTATTTATTAATAATGTATGTCGTGAATTAAATATGGCGAAAAATGATTTACATTGTTATATATTGTCGATACAGGATGATGGGTTGAATGATACGATAGATGATTTAGTGGAGATTACAGAATTGACTAAACTAGACGTATTAAGATTATGCAAATATGTAAACTATGTAACCTATGGACGGCATTCGGAGGTAGATGAAAATTGAGTGAATTGTTTAATAAGTTTGCCAATAATTGAATCCGGAATACTTGGGTAAAAATGGCAACACCACATAACAATGTCCTTGATATTTTCAGATGTTATTTTCTTAGTGTTTTTTTCTGTTTGAATAGTAATGGCATTGCAAATATTTTTTGAGACACATTGAACATTTAGCAGTTCTTCGGTATTGCTTATAAAATATCCCCTAAATGTTTTTGTATAATTACTCCATAGCGGGGTATCTCGTTTAATTGGAGAATTGGTAATCAAACATGTAGAAATCCATTTGACTGGGCTTTTACATGTATTAAAGTATTCAAAAGAATCATCTGCCAAATCACAAACATTGGTGTTGATTTGCATCGATATATACATTATGTAATTATTTATATATTAATTCAATTTATTTTCTTTTGCGTTTGCCACCGCCAAGTGATTCGGAGTCGGGTCGACTTGGCCGAGCTCGCATTCGCCCCCCTTTTCTGCTTCTTATCTTCGATTTTTTAATTATTCTTCTCAGTAATGAACGACTTCACTTCATTCACTAATGTCTTAACTTCATTCACTAATGCCTTCACTTCATTCACTGATGCACAGAGACTGACAGCTTCTTACTCAGGTTGGATGGAAACATTTTTATATAAATATTTTTATTTGTCAGAATATCAGCGAGAATTTGAATAACTTCTTGTTCTTTTTTCCTTAACGCGCGTGTCTCTGTCATTATATATATATATGTATGTATGTATATCTTAAAATAGACTTATAAATATTAATTAGATTAGTCGCAATTAGATATTAATAATATGTATATTTTTAATCAGTTAATAATATAAATGATAATACTGTTGCTATTAACATCATTCTTATATGCATCAATGACTATGTATCGCAAATCATATTTACTAAATGAATTCAATATACAAACATGGATGTTAATAAATTCTGGTGCGATGTTTATTATATTATGTATTATTGCCTTATTTAATCCATCACAATTTTTCGATAAAAAAACCATCCCAACTTTGAAAAAAAATGCCGGCATAATTTTAACGTATAAAAGTGTAAGTATTGTCACAACATTTATATGGATATACTTATTAAAACAGACATCAATGTCTAAGATGATGCCGCTAAATATGTTATTTGTTACAATATTCTCAGTATTATTAGGAATAATAATATTGGAAGAAAAGTTTACTAATCGTCAATTAGCAGGGCTAATATTAGCAATAATAAGTGTTATTTTAATAGAATGTAAATAACTTGTTATTCATAGTGTGCACTGACACCATTAAACTAACAAATTAATTAATTACACCTTCGTCTGAACCAGTGTCAGATTCAGCGCCAGATGCAACGCCAGATGCAACGCCAGATGCAACGCCAGATTCAGCAGCAGATTCAGCAGCAGATTCAGTATCCGATTCATCTACTTCCATATCACAAACAGGGTCGCATTTATCGACATTAAAATTGACATTGGACGATGAATTTCCATGTGCAAATTTATGCTGATTAAGAACGTCGTTATTGTCATGATAAGTTGTAAAATTATTATTTGCAACACGCACAATAGCATCAAACATTTCTTGTGTTAGAACCGTAAGATTGCCTTGATTGTCATTGAAATGAATCGAGTTGTCATTTAGAAGTTGTATAGTTTTTTGCTGTGAGAGAAGAACTTCTTTTAATTGTTCATCTCCGTAAATTTCTCCATTAACTTCAAGTTGCATCTTATTAGTATCGTTTATCTTTTTAAATTCATTCTTAATTTCATTCTTAAATTCATCAAATGCCTCTGCAAAATCAGGTGCAGGCGTAGCAGGTGCAGGCGTAGCAGGTGCAGGCGTAGCAGGTGCAGGCGTAGCAGGTGCAGGCGTAGCAGGTGCAGGCGTAGCAGGTGC